TCACCAGGTGCTTAATTAAGCATTTGATGGTAGAAAAGGCTCTATTCGTAGGGCCTTTTTTATTTGCCTGTGTATACAAAAATACTAGCGTTTACGGGCAAAAGTATTGTAAAATAAACATATCCAGGCACATCCTGGTTTATTAGACTGTCCTGGCAGACGCATAAAAGACTAATAAGCCTAACTTTTTATGAAGGAAAAATCATGTCAAGATCTACATTCTCAGGTCCAGTGAAATCAGGTACTAATAGATATTCACCAACTAAAAACGTTGGAACAACAGTATTAACACAATCAACAGCATTTGCATTTACAGCTGCTGGTACAACAACAAATACATTCTATATTCCAGCTGCTAGTAAAATCTTAAGCATTACTTTTGATACTACATCAGCATTTACAGGTGGTACAGGTGCTGTAACAGTTGGTAATGTTGCTGCAGGCACACAATATGCTTCATCAACAACAGTAACATCTGGTGGTCGTGCAACTCCAACACTTACAGCTGCACAATTAACAAATATGTTATCAACTCCGATTGATGTTGCAGCAGCTAACAGCCAACAAGCTTCTTCAGCTATTGCAGTAACAGCAGTTGCAGGCGCAGGCGTAACAGCTGGCTCATTAGTGGTTACAATCACTTACATTCAATCTGATGACAGATCATCATACGATACACAATAATTAATCTAAGGGGAGTTCTCTCCCCTTTGTTTATAACTTAAGGAGATTAATTATGGCAATGCAATATGATGTAAAATCTACGGCTATCGCTGCTGCTCAAACTAATTCTGCTGTATTTGCTGGCCCTGCTCGTATTAAAGGCATGGTTATTGGTTACCCAACAGGTGGTGGCACTTTAACTTTAAGAGATGGTTCTGGCGGCACTGTAGCATTCTCAGCTGTAATTCCAGCAAGCGCAGGTGGAATATCTAATATCGTTATTCCTGGTGAAGGCATTAGATGCGATAACGGCATTTATGCAACAACACCAGCAAGCATGACGGTAACTGTATTTTATGGATAGCGCTTCTATGATGATGCTGTGGAACTTATTACTTACTGTTGTAGTAGGTATTATTGGCTATATCGTAAAAGATAAATTTGATGAACTTACTCGTCTTAGTATATTACTTAATAAAACTCGTGAAGAAGTTGCTCGTGACAATGTAACACAAGCTGAGTTAGATCGTATTGTAACTCACTTAGATCACAGATTCTCTAAACTAGAAAGTAAGATTGACGAACTTATAAGGCAACATCATGCCCAGTAAATCTAAAGCTCAACACAAACTTATGACAGCAGTGGCACATAATAAAGCCTTTGCTAAAAAAGTTGGCATTCCACAATCTGTAGGTAAAGATTTTATGGAAGCTGACAAAGGTAAGAAGTTTAAAAAAGGCGGTGTTTCATTAGCTGTAGGACGTGGTGAAAAGTTACCAGTATCTAAAGGCGCAGGTCTCACTGCTAAAGGTCGTGCTAAATATAATGCTGCTACAGGATCTAATTTAAAAGCTCCACAACCACAAGGTGGTGCTCGTAAAAGATCTTTTTGTGCTCGTATGTCTGGTATGCCTGGCCCTATGAAAGATGAAAAAGGCAGACCTACTAGAAAAGCAGCTTCTCTTAAACGATGGAAATGCAACTAAGGAACTAATATGAAAAAAAGATCAACTAATCCAAAAATGGCTATGATGATGGGTCGTGCAATGAAACGCCCAGCACTAGCCGTAAGTCCAGCTAGACCAGCTATGAATCCTATGGCTGCTATGGCTTCCCCAACAATGCCAACAATGAAAAAAGGTGGAGAAACTATGAAATCAGATAAAGCGCAAGACAAAGCAATGATTAAAAAAGCAATGAAGCAACATGACACTCAAAAACATAAAGATGGTAAAGGCACTAAATTATCTCTTAAATCAGGTGGCAAATGCTACGCTTCTGGTGGTAAAGCATCTCAATTAGCAAAAGCTAATGGTATTGCTGTTAAAGGCAAATCTAAAGGCAGGATCATTTAATCATGGCTAAAGAAGATTACTTAGAAGGTTACGGACAAGGCCTTAAACGAGGCAAAGAAGGTCCAATCATGGGCCCTATTAATAAAGCTTTAGATGCAGCCCTTGGTAACCCTCACGAAAGTGCTAAACGTGGTTTAGAACAAGGCTATGTGGAAATGAAAGCTGCTAAAAAAATGGAATCTAACAAAGATAAAATCATTAATAAATCAGACAAAGAAGTTAAAAAGTTTGATGAAAATTATAAAAAAGGCGGCATGGTTAAATCATCAGCTTCTAAACGTGCTGATGGTATTGCTATTCGTGGTAAAACAAAAGGAAAAATCTGCTAATGAGAACTTCTCGTGGTATGGGTGATATTGCACCATCTAAAATGCCTAAGGGTAAAAAGAAATCTCGTAGAGACGATACTGACTTTACTCAATATGCTAAAGGTGGCAAGGTAGGTTTATACGAAAATATTCACAGAAAAAGAGCACGTATTGCTGCTGGCTCTGGTGAGAAGATGCGTAAGGTTGGAGCCAAAGGCGCACCTACTGCAAAACAATTTAAACAAGCTGCTAAAACAGCTAAGAAATAATAATTATTGCAAATAGCGCAAATTTAGTTAAGTATTTGCGTTAAAAGCAAAAAGGTAACTTATGGCATCAACTACAGGAACCACACTATTTAACCTAAACATGAATGACCTCATTGAAGAGGCATTTGAGCGTTGTGGTTTAGAGTTAAGAACTGGTTATGATTTTAGAACCGCTAGACGAAGCCTCAATCTATTAACGATTGAATGGGCTAATCGTGGTATTAACCTTTGGACAATTGAAGAAGGTCAGATACCTATGGCTACAGGACAGATTACTTATGCCCTTCCAGTAGATACTATTGATCTATTAAGCATGGTAACAAGAACTGGTAATGGCGGACCAAATCAACAAGACATTAATATCAATCGTATCTCAGAAGATACTTATTCAACTATTCCTAACAAGTTAGCTACTGGCCGTCCTATCCAAGTATGGATTAATAGACAAACTGGTATGTCTAACTTAACAACTTCATATTTAGCAGCATCTATTAGCGCTACAGATACAACTATTACTTTAAGTGATGTATCAACTATTGCATCTGCTGGATTTATTCAAATTGATAATGAGATTATTTACTATCCAAATGTAGATACTACTACCAATCAATTATTGAATTGTGCTCGTGGTCAAAATAATACAACTGCAACATTTCATATAGCTACTACAAGCCCACGTAATTATGTTACAGTGCAAAATTTACCAAGCATTAATGTATGGCCTACTCCTAATTCACCTGGCGATCAATATACATTTGTTTACTGGAGAATGAGAAGAGTTCAAGACTCTGGTACTGGTACAAGTATTAATGACATTCCATTTAGATTCTTACCATGTATGGTCGCTGGATTAGCTTATTACTTAGCCGTAAAGTCACCAGCAGTAGATCCAAATAGAGTAGCATTCTTACAATCAGATTATGAAAAACAATGGGATTTAGCATCTCAAGAGGACAGAGAAAAGGCACCTATTAGATTTGTGCCTAGAAATATGTCTTATATAAGGTAATCATGGCTACCAAGTATTCAAGTGGTAAAAATTCAATTGCCGAATGTGACCGTTGTGGTCAAAGATATAAGCTCAAAGAATTAAGAAAGCTTATACTTAAAACCAAACAAATTAGTGTTAAGGTTTGCCCAGAGTGCTGGGAACCAGATCAACCACAGTTATTATTAGGTATGTATCCTGTGAATGATCCACAAGCAGTACGTGAACCAAGACCAGATGTATCCTATCAAGTATCTGGTAATACAGGTTTACAAATTGGACAAAACAATTCTTTCAATATTCAAGATAATGGCTATCCACAAGACGGTAGTCGTCAGATTGAATGGGGTTGGAATCCAGTAGGTGGAGCAAGTTCATTTGATACTTTATTAACGCCTAACCACCTTATAAGTAATGTTATAATAGGCGATGTAACAATTGTCACAACTTAATTAGGAGAAACAAAATGGCATACAAATCAGCAGCTGATGGTATTACCAAAAAAGGTAAAACTAAAGGCAAAAATCTAGGTGATTCAGGACCTACAGTTGGTATTCAATCTGGCAAAGGTTCTAAGGGCGCTTCTACAGTAACTTCATTATCTATGAAGAAACTTGGACGCAATTTAGCAAGAG